TGGCGAAATCACTAGAATTGTCAAAGGTGGCATGATAGTAGATATTGGCCTAAGAGCATTTTTGCCAGCATCTCAATTTTATGTTGATAAGACAGAGGACCTGGCTAATTATGTTGGCCAAATTGTAGATGCCAAGATCATCCAGTTTGATAGAGCAAAGGGCAATATTGTTATTTCACGAAGAGTCCTTATTGAGAATAATCAAAAGGAAGATAAGAAGATTCAATTTAGTAAGTTGGCAGTAGGCCAGGTACATACTGGTAAAGTTTCAGGTATTACTAATTTTGGAGTCTTTGTCTCTCTTGGTCTAGTATCTGGTTTGATCCATCAATCTAAAATGGGCAAACTTACTCCTGAGCAATTTGCAATTAGCAATATGGTTCAAGTAGAAATTATAGATATTGATTTTGACAAGGATAGGCTCTCGTTAGCATTTAAGGGATAAGCATGGAGAAAATACAATCATGGCCTCCAACATACCTCTCTCCAATTTCCGCACTTGAAAAAGTCAATAGTCGTGGATATGATGTTATAGATTTTGCTGAGACATTATGTCGTATTACAGAAGATTCAATTGCAGGTAATGTAGGAGATAAACTAATCCTGCGTCCCTGGCAGAAAGAACTGCTTATTAATTTATATGCAGAAGATGATAATGGCCTTCTAAAACATCGTCGTGCTTTGATTGGGATTCCTCGTAAAGCAGGCAAGTCTGCACTTCTAGCGACTCTAGTCCTAGAGCAGTTATTGCTTGGCGTAAACGGTGGTCAGATTTATTCATGTGCTGCAGATAAAGACCAGGCTAAGATTATTTTTAAAACGGTAAAGAGAATGATTGAGTTAGAGCCAGAACTCTCAGCAGTACTACAAACATTCAGAGATGTTATTTATAATCCAGGTACAGGTACAGTTTATAGAGCCCTTTCCTCAGAAGCGTTCACAAAAGAAGGTTTAAACTCCACATTTGTGGCCTTTGACGAGTTACATTCACAGCCAAATAGAGAACTTTATGACACAATGTCTCTGTCTATGGGTGCTCGTTTAGAGCCAATGCTTGTGGCAATCACCACTGCTGGAACGAAATACGACTCATCAGGCAAAGAATCTCTGTGTTATCAGATGTATCAAAGAGGCGTACAATTAGCAAAAGGAGAAGTTGAAGATCCTTCCTTCTTTTTTGCGTGGTATCAGGGCGATGAAAAACTCAATTACAAGGATGAAGATAACTGGCGTATTGCAAATCCTTCTTACGGCGACATATTATCTGCGGAAGATATGAAGTCTGCCTCGCTATTGACACCAGAGGCTGAATTTAAAACTAAGAGACTTAACCTATGGACAGACAGTGCCCAGACCTGGATACCTACTGATGCATGGGAAGCATTAACTCTAAAAAATAGAGAGCAGATTCCACAAGAAGATGTTATACTTGGGTTTGATGGATCTTTTAACGGAGACTCAACTGCTATAGTTGCTTGGTACCTTGGTGGAGAAAAACCTCACCTAGATGTACTGGCAATTTGGGAAAGACCAGATGATGCAGATCAAAACTGGTGGATTCCAGTAGCAGAAGTAGAACAAACAATCATTGATGCTTATAGAAACCCAGACTATAGCATGAGAGAAATTGTTTTTGATCCTGCAAGATACTCAAGAACATTTATGTTGTTTGATGAGGAAGGAATGCCAGTAGTGTCTTATCCAAATACTGCAGAACGCATGGTTCCTGCAACTGCTAAGTTTTATGAGGCAGTCATGAATGGATCATTTACACACTCTGGACACGAAGCATTAAACAGACATGTAGCAAACTCTATGACCAAAACATCGTCAAGAGGACTTATGATTCAAAAAGCAAACAGCAAAAAGAAAATTGACGCTTGCGTAGCATCAATATTTTCTTATGATCGTGCCACAGTACCAGTACCAGTAAAGCCTGTAGCAAGATTCTTTTCACTATAAAGGAGAAACATGAAAATAAAGAAACCAAACATAGACTGGTCGTTAACGACTGAAGTAGTTGGAGTTGCCCTAGCATCCTATGGCCTATTCTTAATTTTTCCTCCTGTTAGTTTTATCGCACTTGGCGGATTTTTAATCTGGGCTACGGAGAAGGAATAAAATGACTGCTGGAATATATAATTTTACAATTGATCAAGGTTCTACCTGGACACTGCAACTAGTATACACAGATGCAAACGGTACACCAATTAACCTAACTGGCTATACAGCCAAGATGCAATTGCGTAGTAAGTTTACTTCTGATACTGCAGTTCTTACACTTGCAACTGGAGGACAAGGAATTGTTATTACAGGAGCAACAGGAACTATTAACTTGACTGCTACAGATGAGCAAACAGGTGCTATTTCACCAGGTTTTTATGTTTATGACTTAGAACTTGATCTTGCTGGAGTTATTACAAGATTAATTCAAGGTCAAGTTACACTATCTCCGCAGGTGACACTCAGTGTCTAGTGCTAACCAAGTACAAGTAAATGAGGTAATTAACAATGTTGTGATTACAGAAAGCAATAACAATACGCTGACTGTTAATCAAATAGATACTATTGTTGATATCTCAACTCCTGGATCTCAAGGGCCTACTGGCCCAGCAGGTGTAACTGGTGCTACAGGTGCAACTGGACCCACAGGAGTTACTGGTCAAACAGGACCAACTGGTGCTACAGGTGCAGGTGTAACTGGTGTTACTGGTCCTACAGGACCAACTGGAGTTACAGGAGATACTGGACCAACTGGACCAACTGGTGTTACAGGTGCGACAGGAGTTACTGGAAGCACAGGACCTACAGGCGTAACTGGAGATACAGGACCCACAGGTGTTACAGGAGTTACAGGTGCGACGGGACCAAGTGGTGCTGGATCAGATTTAACATCAGGACCTATTCGTTCAACAGGAAGCACATCATCTATATTCTCACAAACAGGTACAGGCGATACATTCGTAATGAGTGCTGGTACTCCAACAATTACAAGTGGAATGATTGTTGATAATGTTTATATTAATGATGGTCTTTCTGGAGGATTTGGAAATATTGCTATTGGTAGTAATGAAACCATGGTCTCAACTACAACTGGTATTCAGAATGTTGCAATTGGTGCAAGAGCATTAAAGTTTACAACAACTGGAAACAACAACGCTGCATGGGGACAAGAAGCAGGTAGAGACAATACTACAGGTTCTGAGAACATGTCTATTGGTACATTTGCAGGAAGTTCTAATATAACTGGTAGTTTTAATACTGCTATTGGTGTTGCAGCAATGTCTGGTTTCCCATCAGGCGGAACTGCAATAAATAGAGCCCTTGCAATTGGTGGTCAAGCACTTAATCAAAACACTCAAGATGATATTCTTGGTATTGGATATAGAGCATTACAGGCTAATACAGGTACTGTCAACCTTGCAATTGGTAACAATGCTCTTGAAAACAATACATCAGGTCAGTCAAATTTGGCTATTGGTAATAATGCACTTCAACAGAATACTACTGGTCAAGCAAATACTGCTATTGGAGTCAGTGTACTTGATGGTAATCAAATAGGTAGCAACAATGTTGCAATTGGTATTACTTCAATGTCAAATGTTGGAGATAATAATGTTAACGAAAATGTTGCTATAGGAGTAGGTACTCTTGATGCAACTTCATCAGACGGTGGAACTGCAGTTGGCTTTGGATCACAAATAGCAAATACTACAGGATCAAATACATCAGTTGGAATAAGAACTTTATATACAAATACAACTGGAACTTCAAATACAGCAATTGGTACTGAAGCATTAGAAAATAACATTACTGGAAATAATAACACTGCACTTGGTTTTCGTGCTCTTGAAAATAACACAATAAGTAATTTAACTGCTGTTGGCTATAGCGCACTTCAATCAAATACAACAGGACAAAATAATACTGCTCTTGGTATCGCTTCCCTGCGTTTAAATACAACAGGCGAAAATAATATTGCTGTTGGTGCAAATGCATTAGAAGATAATCTAACAGGTTCAGCCAATACTGCAATTGGAAATCAAGCACTTTTTAATAACACAACAGGTAATGGAAACCTTGCAATTGGTACAAATGTTCTTACAGGAAATACTACAGGTAGCAATAACTCTGGTCTTGGTACAAATGTTATGGATTTATCAACAACTGCAAATTCAAATATTGCATTTGGTTCAAGTATCTTAAGAAATAACCTTACTGGACAAGCAAATATTGCTCTTGGATCAAATCTTTTAGCAGGAAACACAACAGGTGCTAACAATGTTGCTATAGGATTTGACATTGGAACAAACATTAATGCTAATCAAAACAATGCAATTGGTGTTGGTGCTCTTCAAGGAATTGCTGGTGCTACTGGTGGATTAAATAATGCTATGGGTACTAGCGCATTGGGTGCAGCACAAAGTGTTATAAACAGCGTTGCAGTAGGAAACTTTGCAGCAGCATCACTTACAACTGGTCTTGGAACCACTGCAATTGGTGGTTCAGCATTACTTAATACTGTTCTTGGAACACAAAACTCTGCACTTTCATCTCAGGCATTAAGAGAATCTACATCCGTTATTGCAACATTTGGAGCAATAACACCAGGTTCTGGATATACTGATGGAACCTATTCAGGTGTTGAGTTAGAAGTTAACTACACAAGACCTTATACTTCAATAGTTGGTGGAAGTATACCTACTGCAGATATTACTGTATCAGGTGGAGTAGTGACTGTTGTTACTTTGGTAAATCCAGGTAAAGGAATTAGAACTGCAACAATCTGTACAATTCTAGCAGCAACAGCCCCAGCAGGTCTATTAACAGGTTCTGGCTTTAGCATTCCTGTTGCTACATTGCTTTCAGCAGACCGTAACACAGCCCTTGGCTTTGACGCAGGTCGTTTGAATGTTACAGGTTCACGAAATGTATTCCTTGGACATTCTGCAGGTAGATCAGAAACAACCTCTGATAATCTGTATATATCTAACACAAGCACAGCAACACCTTTAATCAAGGGTAAATTTGATCCTGCTGGTGGAAGTTCTGGAGCAAGTTTAACAGTCAATGCTCCATTAACTGCAAATAGTCTTATTACTGCTGGTGGACTTTCAACACAATATGTTAAGGGTGATGGATCGTTAGATTCAACATCACCAGTTGGCGCAACAGGCCCTACGGGACCTACAGGTGCCACAGGAAGCACTGGAGCCACAGGCGTTACAGGTGATACAGGTCCTACAGGCGTTGGAGCAACAGGAGCCACAGGCCCAACAGGAGTTGGAACAACAGGAGCAACTGGTGCGTCAGGTGCTACAGGAGCCACAGGTCCATCAGGTGGCGGAGATTTCTCATCATTACTACTAATAGGAGCGTAAATGGCAACAACATATAAAGTACTAGGGCAATCAAACCCAGCAGCAACAACAGACACAACTCTATATACAGTACCAGCGTTAACTGAAACGGTAGTGTCAACAATAACTGTTGCCAACCTAGGAACAACAGGAACATTTAGAGTAGCAGTTAGACCAGCAGGAGCATCAATTGCTAACCAGCACTATATTGTTTATGATGCAATATTAAATGCCAATGACTCTATTACACTTACTTTGGGTATTACACTAGAGGCTACAGATGTTATTACTGTTCGTGGTTCTAATACATCCTTTGCATTCCAGGCTTTTGGAAGTGAAATTGCCTAATGACTGTACTTCGTACTAGTAATTCTCCAATAGGACTTGATAGAGGCAAGCCAATTTCTACTGAAACTAGTTTAGTTGGATGGCAGGCACCTTCTGATTGGCTTACTTTTACAGTACCAGGCTCATCTGAGCAAAAATTAATTGGAACAGTTGCTGTTTATAATCAAGATTCTAACTATTTGGCTGTTAATGCTACTACTACAGATGCAAGCACATATGATGTTGATTGGGGCGATGGAACATCTGGAACTTTTGCAAGTGGTACCCAGGCAGAAAAAAACTACACATGGTCATCAATATCAGCAGGAACATTAACATCTAGAGGGTATCGTCAAGCAGTAGTTACAATTACACCAACAATAGCAGGAAGAACATTTGCAACATTATTACCAAGTCGTAGACATTCTGCAATTGCTGCCAGCAGCCCTGCAATAAGCCCATGGACAAATATTGCTATTTCTGCTCCAAATGCTACGACCATAGACTTCGCTTCAAGTGGCCAAAATTGTGGACTTGCTGAACAAGTTCAAATTATTTCATCAAATATTACTAATGCTTCAAGTTTTTTTGCAAGGTTTTATGCTTTACAAAGTGTTGTTTTTAATACTTCTGGAACTTTAAATAGTACAGCAAGTATGTTTCAGGATTGCAGAGCATTAAGAATTGCTCCTTTCTTAAATACTGCATCTGTTACAACTATGAACGGTATGTTTAATGGATGTTTCAGTTTAGAATCTGTTCCTTTATATAATACTGTTTTAGTAAATAATATGACTTCAATGTTTCTTAGTTGTTCTTCTTTAACTACTGTTCCTTTATTTAACACTGCTGCAGTAACAAATATGGGCACCATGTTTAATAACTGCTCTTCTTTAGTGTCTGTGCCTTTATTTAATACTGCATTAGTAACTAGCATGAGTAGCATGTTTGCTGGGTGCGATGCTCTATCAAGTGTTCCTTTATTTAACACTGCTGCAGTAACAAATATGTCTAGCATGTTTTTTCTTTCTCTTTCTTTAACTACTATTCCTTTATTTGATACTTCTGCAGTTACAAGTATGACTAACATGTTTTTTGGAGCAGATGCTTTACAAACTATTCCTTTAATTAACACTTCTGCAGTAACAACTATGGACTCCATGTTTAGATTTGATGAGGCTGTGCAATCTGTTATACTAAACACTGCTTCTGTTACAAATGTAGCAAATATGCTTGCTAATAATTACGGATTAAGAGAATTAGAATTAAATTTAAGTTCAGTGTCATCACTTGCAAATAACAATTTAGTACTAGGTAATGCATCTGCTAGCCAGGCTGCTGGTAGTCTTGGTCGTGCAAAACTCACTGGTATGAAATGGACACAAACCTTCCAAAATTGTCTATTAGGTGCCACACAACTTGATGAGATGTACACAGCACTTGCTACTCTTAATCCTGCTATAACAAATGCAAGTGGATCTGGAACAACGGTTACATATACAGTAGGAGTAGGAAATACCTCTCCGTTTGTGGTTGGTCGCTCAGTAACAATAACACTAGTTGATCCAGTAGCGTATAATATTAGTGGTACTGTTGCTTCAGTAAATGCTGGGGCTGGAACCTTTACAGTTACAAATGCTGCTACTGGAGCCTATGTTTCAGGAGGAGTTGCATCAGTGACAAGCGATAGAACAATTACAGTAACAGGAAATCCAGGGGTAGCAACAGATACTCCATCAATTGCAACAAATAAAGGATGGACGGTGGTAGGATGAGTTCAGGATTTTATAAGTACGAGAGTGAAACCCTTCTGCACGGACCAAACTTTGTGTATAATTATAACTACACACTGTTGCGTGAGGAAGTTGGAACAATTGACCTTCCATTAGATGGATGGTATTGGTTTGACGATATAGAAGAAGCCTGTTCTTTTTTTAATATTGAGAATCCTAACAACAAACAAGAAGAGGTAAATAATGAGTCTATCTAAAAGACTAAAAACATCTGGTGAAGCCAGAGACATGAACAGTCAGTACATCCTTCCATTAATCCCACCTCGTCCTCTATTTGGTGTGGCCAATACAGGTACATATGTTGACACAGAGTCTGCTATTCGTACATCTACCGTTTATTCTTGCGTAAGACTACTTGGAGATACTATTTCTTCATTGCCAATGGGTGCATATGTACGCAGAGGACGCAATCGTTTATCTTATGCAAGCGTTTATGGAGAAGTTCCAGCATGGATTAATAAGCCAAACCCAGAATCAACAAGACTAGAATTTATTGAGCAAGTAATTACTTCTATGCATCTACATGGTAACGCATTTATTTTGACGGTACGAGATGATAACAACGAAGTAACAGAACTATATGTACTAAACCCAAATGAAGTAAGAATTGAAAGACCTATTCCAGGTGAGCCACTTGTCTATAGAATTAAAGATATAGAAAATGGCATTTACGATCAAATTTTAACAAGCAATGAAGTTCTACACATTCCACTATTTAGAATGCCAGGATCACACTATGGATTAAGCCCAATTGGTGCTTGCCGTATGTCTGTTGGTATTGCACAGGCTTCTGACACATATGCAGCCTCATACTTTGGTAACGCATCAAATCCTGGTGGAGTTATTGAAGTTGCAGGAGAATTAAACGCAGAACAAGCAGGAGACATTGCTCGTAACTGGCAAGAATCACACTCTGGACCATACATGTCTGGTAAAGTTGGTATTCTTTCTGGTGGTGCAGCATTTAAGCCACTATCACTAAAC